AGCAACCATGACACTATGCTACGGATCGCGTAAGGGTGGTATGACCAAGAACAAAGCCACCAGAAAGATGGACTTGTTCGGATGGTCAGAGCAGCTTATGGTCGACATAGTAGCAGGTAAGGAGTCTCGTTTCATAGATCCGTTGAAGGCGTGTACATATCTAGCTGGGAAGCTCGATGTCGTACTCCGTCAGATCGCCCCCAAACCTATGGAGGTGATGGACTGGTTACAGAAGGTAGCTAGTGCGCTGGCTAAGTTTAACAAGACGGTCAGCTGGACTACCAACGCTGGATTTCCAGTAGTCAATGCCTACTATAAACAATTCGAGGCTAAGCTTGTAATCCAGGAGAAAGGGAAGATTACCTCACAGCGTTACAACTACGGTAACACTGGTGAGGTTGTGGCAAGGAAACAGCGTAATTCTATCTCCCCTAACTTTGTACACAGCTGGGACGCAGCTCACCTACATCAGACAGCTCTGAAGGCAATCGATTATGATATCTACAGTTATCTGTTGATACATGATTCTTTCAGTTGTTTACCTGCTGATATGGAGAAGTTCCACAAGCTGGTCACAAAGGCTTTCGTTGAACAGTACCTAAACTTTGACCCAATCAAAGAACTGTATCTGAAAGCTATCAAGGATCTTGGTGTGGAATATGCCCACCTTATCCCAGAACCACCAGCATACGGCTCACTAGATCTAGCAGAGACAATTCATTCAAAATATGCATTTGCTTGAATTCAGTAATAACTGACGGTGCTCTATAGAGGTGGTTAAATTGGAGTTGTGATGATACCTGTTATCTTGTTTACCTTACTGTCACCGTACTACTGTGCCTTATCTTGGGATATGGCATTTCTATTCGAGATACTAACTCGTAGAGAGTCTAACTGATGAGTCCTTAGTGGACGAAACCCTAGTGATAGGGTCTTAGACAATAAGTCTAGTAACTTAAAGGAATAAATTATGTCAATGAATCAATACTTTGCTATCAAGGCAATCAAAGAAACAGAATTTGGAGCATCGGTAGAGGATATCGCCGCATACCATGTACCAGAACCACGAAAGGTAATTTATCAACTCCGTCAGAAGGGTCACATGATCGTGACTAAAATGATTGATGGTAAGGCTTATTACTTCATGCCTTTCGGTACGCGACAAGAGATGGCACGTGAAGCTATCTCACGCATGTAATTTTAAACAACAATCAACTCAGGAGAGTTAAACAAATGGCAGATAAATACAAATCCGTAGTAACACCTCGAGGCGTAGCGATGTATCCCTGGCTCAACAAACCAGACACAAAGTGGGATGCAGATGGTGTCTACAAGATGTCACTACGAGTGTCAGCTGAAGATGCTGGCAAACTGCAGGACACAATCACAAAGACTTTTACCGATGAGTTCGGTTCTAAGAAATTGGCGAAGGCAAACTTCCCTTTCAAACCTGCACTCGACGATGACGGTAATGAGACTGGTGAAGTTGTGTTCTCGTTCAAGTCAAAGATGCAACCAAAGCTGTATGATGCCAAAGGTGGTCTCATCAAGAATCCTGGTGACCTCAAAGTCGGTGGTGGTACAATCGCTAAAGTGAACTGTGCCATGGCTCCGTACGACAAGGGTATCAACACTGGTGTGGTGCTATACCTCAACGGTGTCCAGATCATCGAGCTTGTAGAGTTTGGTGGTAAGAACTCAGCCTTCGGTGAAGAGGATGGATCTTTTGTATCTGACTCATTAGCTTCGACAGCGGATGAGGATGAGGATAATGCCTCGTTCTAAGAAGCTATCTGTTAGACAGGTGGCTATGCAGAACGGTTGGAGATCAGGACTGGAGGAGAAGGTGGCAGAGCAGTTAGTTCGAGCCAACATTCCCTTCCAGTACGAGGAGCTTGTGATTAGCTATCATAAGCCTGTTACAGCACACCGTTATACACCAGACTTTGTTCTGGACAACGGTATCATTGTGGAAACTAAAGGTAGATTCCTTGTTGCTGACCGTAAGAAACACTTACTAGTCAAAGAGCAACACCCACAGCTGGACATCAGGTTTGTGTTTAGTAATTCAAAAGCTAAGATCTCTGCTTCATCTAAAACATCTTATGCTGACTGGTGCGACAAGAATGGCTTCAAGTATGCCGACAAGTTGATACCAACAGCATGGCTGAAGGAGTAATATGTCAGAGTCAGAAGAAAGTAGATTTATCCGTAACACCAGCTGCGAAAAATGCGGGTCATCCGACGCAAAGGCTGAATACTCTAACGGTACAAGCTACTGCTTCTCATGTAGTACATGGACTGGTGCTAACGGTGGTGGTACTCCTACTGCGCCTAAAGTTCGCACAGGTTCTCTTGCTGCATATGACAACATGGACTGTGTGCCGCTAGAAGCTAGAGGAATCAATCAGGAGACAGCCACCAAGTTTGGAGTGCGAGTGGGGAAGCTGAACGGTAAGATAGTTCAGGCATTCCCATACTTCAAGAATGGTGAGCTGATAGCGTTCAAAGCAAAGGATCGTGACAAGAACTTTAGTATAGCTGGCGAAGGTCAGAAGCTACCGTTCTTTGGTCAACACCTATGGCCAACTCGTGGTAAGAAACTGGTAGTCACCGAGGGTGAACTAGACGCACTGTCTATGTCACAAGTCCAAGGGAACAAGTGGCCAGTGGTGTCGGTACCTAACGGTGCTGCCGCTGCTGCCAAAGTATTCCGACAGAACCTAGAGTGGCTAGACGGTTGGGATGAAGTTATCATCATGTTCGACATGGATAAGCCAGGACGAGAGGCAGCAGATGCTTGTGCTGAGATCCTCCGTCCAGGACAGGCTAAGATAGCTGAGCTGCCCATGAAGGATGCCAATGAGATGCTCATGGCTGGTAAAACACGTGAGCTTATACAAGCCATGTGGGATGCCAAGGAGTATAGACCTGACGGTATTGTATCAGGCAAAGACCTATGGAGTCTAGTAGCAAAGGAGGATGTCACCGCTACGGTCGACTATCCGTTCTCTGGCATGAACACTAAGACCCGTGGACTCCGTCAGGGTGAACTGGTCACCATCACCTCAGGGTCAGGCGTAGGGAAATCCGCTCTCGTAAGAGAACTAGCATATCACATCATGCAACAGGGTGAGACCGTTGGAATGATCATGCTAGAAGAAAACCCAAGACGCACTGCTCTGGGGCTGATGGGACTATATCTCAACAAGCCCGTGCACATCTCACGAGAAGGTGTCACACAACCTGAACTCAGAGAAGCATATGAGAAGGTAGTGGGCACTGATCGCCTTTACCTGTACGACCACTTCGGCTCTACTGAAGTTGAGAACATGCTCAACAAGGTACGGTACATGTCCAAGGGTCTAGGATGCAAGTGGATCTTCTTGGATCACTTGTCCATTCTAGTATCTGGACTTGAGGGTGGTGATGAGCGACGGATGATTGACAACGCTATGACCATGCTGAGAACTCTCGTAGAAGAGACTGGCATCGGTCTGATCTTAGTCAGCCATCTCAAGCGACCGTCAGGTGACACTGGTCACGAGGAAGGTGCAGCTACTTCGCTGTCTCAACTACGTGGATCACACGCCATTGCGCAGCTGTCAGATATCGTCATCGGTCTCGAGAGAAACCAACAAGGAGAAGAACCTAACGTAACAACGGTTCGCATCCTGAAGAATAGACATACTGGTGACACTGGCACTTGTGGTAAGATCTTCTATGATCACAACACAGGTCGATTGTCAGAGCATGCATTTGTCCCAGAGACCATGGGATTCTAGTCTAACTGAAGAGGCTTGTATAGCCGAAACTCCCGAGAGGGAGTCTTAGACAAATAAGTCTAGCAATAACTAGGAGTATTATAAATTGAGAATATTATTTGACATTGAAGGTAACGGTCTTCTTGACGTATTGGATACTTGTCACGTCATTGCGTGTATGGATATTGACACCAAAGAGTTGACAACCTTTATCAAAGAAGATTGCTACAAAGCATTAGAATTACTTGACAAGGCTGATGAGCTTATCGGGCACAATATAATCGATTACGATATGCCAGCACTGAAGCTATTGTTCAACT